GGAGAAGTAGAAGGAAGAAAAGGTGGAGGAGGTCTTTCCAGCATAAAAAAAAAGATTAATATAAATCCCCCTAGCTCCCTCACCCCACTACACCCCTGCACCCCGTACCCACATAGGTGGGGTATGTAAGATTTTGTTTAATTGATGTATAATTTAAATGTTGAACAAACGAGGCACTGTGATGATTACAAAAGAGCGGGCTGAACAGATTAAGCGTTTGTTGTGGATCGGCGTTAGGGGGATTGACGTAGCAAGGATGACTGGCGTCACTACTAACTATGTCACAAGGGTTAGGCAGGGCAAATCTTTGTGGCAGGTTGAATGGCCGAATGGGTGGATTGGTCACTTACCTCGAGAACGAGATAGGTGGATTAGAGAGAACGGGTTTGTGACCTTGGAAGAGGTTAGGACTGTATTAGAGGAGATGAAAGATGGGTCGTAAGTTGTACACACTCACTGAGGAACAGCTCAAAGACATTAAAATGTGGATTTGGAAGGGGGTTCGGTATGCCAGAATATCGGCTCAGTTCCACATTACAAAGGGGTATATATCTCAGATCACTACCGGCAACGCATGGGAGGAAATCCCCTGGCCAGATGGCTCCTTCGGAAGATTGCCCCAAGCCCAGGCGATGAAGATTGAACAGGAGAGGCAGAAACACAAGGGAATTGCCGATCGTATCGAGGCGGAGTTGCCCAGTGTGGAGGGAACAATGAGTGTGGAGGATAGAGAGAAGTTTAGGGCTGAGTTTGCTGCTGCTGAGGCGGAGCGGCTTAGGCAGAGTGACGAAGAACTGAAGGCCATTCTTCAACCTAAGAAGGGTAAAGCCAGGGGTAAAAAAGGGGGTTGAATCTTGGGAAATTTGGGCGCATAATGAGGGTGAACAAATGTGTTCATTATCACTAAACCAAGGACAAGTCAGATGATGATGAAGGAGATAGAATATGTCTGATGAATTCACCGAAGCTCAAGTCCACGACGCTAAGCGGGGGAATACCTATCTGGAGACGATTAGTTTCGCGAGCGGTGATGTCGGCGTAGAAATGGGATTGTCCCCAGAAGATGTACAGCACTTTGCTGATGCCTTCGAAGACTTCAAGAAGGAGTATGTCGCAGCTATGAAGCTGGAGCCGGCTCATGAAGAGCCTCAACAAGTTGTGTTGACGCTCACACTATCCATGATGAAAGATCTCTTGTTTCATCTCAAAAAGCACCAGACACTCGCCCACGTAGTACCGATGCTGGAGCTGGCGGTAATGACCTTGTCTGATGAGGTGTCGGCAGTACCGTTGAAGAGTATTCACTGATCGTCAGCAGTTTCCCTTGTGTAAGAGCAAGGGAGATTGGTGCCGATCCTGGCACTATATGGGAGAAGAAGATGGAAACCAAGATCATTTCTTTCGGGCTAGAGCGTGAGACCAAGGGTGCCGTTCGCTATTATGAGCTGGACTCAGCCGGTAATGCGATCTCGATCAAGGACGGCGCGGACATCGGAACGCTCTACATCAGGAAGTCGGCCCTGAACGGCTCTGTGCCGATGCTCCTCGAAGTCACCATCCAGGAGGTTTGAGCCATGCGGAAGGTCTATCGCCTGTCATTCGATTTTTGGGAGTTGGATGATCTCATCGACTTTTGGAAATCCTTCCAAGCCACGAACCGCGGCCCGTCTACGTCGGCCAATAACCTGAGTACCTGGAACACCTGTGGTCCGTGCTACAAAGACACGCTACACGACCAAGGCAAGAGCGTTCAGGAGTTCTTGATCCGAGAGGCCAGCATTGATAACGGTCGGCCCCTGGAGTTGAACTGATGACCAGAACCCCTGAGATGCAAGCTGTCATGGACGGGATGTTTCCTGAGCAGGCGGCGAACCGTGCGGCGGGCAATTGCGCCACTTGTGCCCGTCCCATCGATGCCTCGCTGTTCGAAGGCCGGCCACAAATCTACCGAGATGAGTATCTCATCGCCGGGATGTGTCCGGCCTGCCAGGACAGGGCATTCACCTCATCTGAGGAGGACAATCTCGAATAGGTTCATAGCAGCCTCGGGGTGGGGACGCCCCGAGTTTGGTATCAACCAAGGAGATGTACCATGACGAAGATCGTGATTCATTGTGACTGGGGAGGGTTCAAACTCTCCGATGAGAACGTCCGGAGGTATTCTACCATATCTGGGAAGTCCCTGTTCCAGGTGGAATACGAAGACTTTCCTATGTGGTTCACCAAACCTAAGGAGGAGCACCCCGAGTGGTTGGTGGACAAGGATCATCGGGAACTGACCTCCAAAGAGCAGCACGAATACTACTCGAGCTGGGATGCGATCAACTTCTTCCCGAACGACATCGCCCGGAACGATCCCGCCTTGGTGCAGGTCGTCGAGGAAATGCTGCACTCCGGCGAGGTGACGGACCTCCGAGTGGTGGAGATTCCCGACGACGTAAAGTGGCACATCCACAACTACGATGGCTTCGAGCACGTTGCCGAGAACCACAGGACTTGGCGATGAAGATCGTGGTGGAGTTCATCGGGATGTGCCTCTTCTTCCTGGCCCTGTACGCCCTCAGTATGATCGTATGGGCCTGGACACAGCCGATGCCACAGTGATGTGGATCGCCTTGACTATATTCCTGCTCGGAGTGGCGGTTGGGATCAACATCTCAATTGCTCTGTTCCATATTTTATAGGAGAAACCAAGATGGTTAGACTACCCGACGGTGTGTATGCAATGAGTGTGGATGGGTTCCTCGATCTTATCACAGACGACGGCCCTGATGAGCCGCTAAAAGAGTGGCTTGGGACTCCCCCGAGTTCGTGTGACATCTGCCGTGAGCCGATCACCGACAGCTTTATCGATGGTCGCACTGTGCATGGCCCCTGGGCTAATATGTGCCCAACCTGCTTCAGGCGTGAGGGTGTGGGACTGGGGACCGGCTACGGCCAGCATTACGGCATAACGCCTACGGGTGGCTTCATGAAGATAGGAGGCTAAGCATGACCCTTTATACAGACACCTATGAGGTAGTACAGTTTGGCGAGTGCGTTGCTGACATAGATGTGAGGTTTCAGTATAGTGTGTTTCCTGGTCGCCCGGCTCAGATCTATGGTCCGCCTGAGCGATGCTACCCTGAGGAGCCTCACGAGATTGAACTGGAGGAGATTGAACTCCCGTGGGACAAGGGATGGAAGGTGATTTCGACTAAACATCCCTTGTACGACACTCTTGAGGAGATGTTCAACAACGTTGAGGAGGCCATCCTCCTGGACAATTTCGTTGCTGAAATGTGGTAATCCAGGGTTGAACATGATCCCGCTGGGCTGTCCAAAATTCGGACAATTCAGCGGGATCACCGCAACCCCTGCTTTTCATTAGTCAGGATTAAGAAACAATTTGATTCTTGACGTTTGGTCATGTATGATTGGTAACAATGCGGTTCCGCAAACAACTATGAAGAAGGAGTTAGTGTAATGACTGAAGTTTCTGCAAAATTCGGTGATGGCGATCCGATCAAGGTCAACTACGAATTCGGAGATGACCTGGCCGGAGCCTCCAAGCTGTTCGGTGACGAAACTGTGTTTGCCAACTACAAGGCCAACGCCATCGTCGCCTTGCAGGGTTTCGTCCGTGGGATGCTGAAGGCCGAGAAGTCGGCCAAGGACATCACGGGGGCCGTTGCCGAGTGGAAACCGGGAGTCCGCAAGAAGGGCAAGACCCCGCAGGAGAAGCTGCGCGAACAGTTCCAGGCCATGTCGGCTGAGGAACGTGCGGCCTTCCTCCAGGACGCCAACACCAAGTAGGTTGGTGAGTTCGGCCCTGCATCCATCCCCCCAGACGCTGTAGGGCCAGCCCCGGGGTGGGGAGAGGGTTTCTTGGTTTACCTCTCCCCACTTTGGTCCTATGTTAAAGGTGTTTGTACCAAACAAGTCGGCTCACAACTTCAGTGATGCGCTGAGGTTTGGGGAACTTGTGTTTCTCACTTCTGGGACTGTAAACAAGTATGCGATAAATTCCCTGTATCGGGAATTATCAGAGGGACTGCAAAACAGTTCTGAGCAGGATCACTTGATGATCTCATCCCTTGCAATCCTAAACAGTATTTGTTCGGCAATATTCGCTAGGAAGCACGGCAAGGTTAATTATCTTTTATTCAGAGATGGGAAATACATTAGTAGGACAATCGACATAGACGCCTTAATCTAACATCCTTGAGGGAGGATTTGATGCTCAATAAGCCCATCCTAATAGCGGGAGCCCCCCGCTCAGGTACATCCATGTGCGCCCGTATACTGACCTCACAAGGGGTGTGGACCGGCGACTGCAGACAGCCAAACAAGTTCAATCCCTACGGCTACTACGAAAACATCACCCTTACAAATATGTTGGATCAACACTACAAGGGCCATTTCCCCCTTGCGTGGGAAGATATTCTCGAGGTATTGGAGTTCCAAGCCTGGCCCCCTCAAATGCCTTGGTTGTTCAAGCACTGGAAACTCCTCCCCACTTGGAAGATATGGGATGCTATGTTTCCAGAAGCAACCTGGGTTCTTCCATTCAGAAAGAAGGAGGACAACCTTAGGTCCATGACCAACATGAGGTATGCCAACCCTTACGCTGTTTTCAAGGAATGTCAGATGAGGCAGAATGAGATTGCTGACAACTGCACCCATAGGTTTGTGGATACTCAAAAGGTGGTGGAGGGGTGGGTTTCTGAGCAGCAGAATCTCATCTGCTTACCACAAATAGCGGAGCCTTCCATTCAGAAGGCAAGGGATAAGATAGATTTGGTTATATGGAACCGGAAAGGACTGGTTAAAAGTGACTGATAAGTTTTACGACAACACCCGCTGCTCTGCAATGAAGGGCTGCCCCAGGAAGTTCTACTTCCGCCATAGGCTGCATTGGACCCCTGATATATCGGGGCCAGCTCTTGTATTCGGCTCAGCCTGGCATAATGCGATGGATGTAGTTTGGACCTTGTTGGCAGCCAACCCTGGCCGCAAAACTGAGGAGATTGCCCAAGCCGGATTTGCTGCCTTCCTAAACAAGTGGGAGGAAGAGGGCATGACTCCCTACGGGGAGATGGGTCCAGACGAGATCGCCAAGTTAGGCGCTCGTCACCCCGGCACTGCAGCAGAGATGCTCTACAGTTATATCGACATCAGACGAGCTATGTTCCAGTCCAAAAGTTTTGAGCTGATTTCAGTAGAGCAGCCGTTTGCCGTCCCCCTAGATCCCAACCTTCCCAACTTGTTCTACGTCGGACGAATTGATAAGGTGTTTAAGTACCAGGGGGACATCTTAGTTGGAGAGCACAAGACAACTGCCATGTACTCCAAAGCTGCGGGCTTCCGCTCCAGTTGGATTGACTCCTTCAGTCCCAACAGCCAAATCGACGGATATATGTACGCCGCCAGAATGATGTATGGCGATAAAGTCCGGGCGATCTGGGTCGACGGGGCGTTAGTACACAAAACTGAGCACGATGTATTCAAGTTCATTCCCATCGAACGTAAGTGGGAACAGTTGGACGCTTGGCTTTGGGAAACTCGATACTGGATCGACCAGATCGAGGCGAATGATGCCATTCTGGAGCACCTTAATCCAGACTCTTCCACCCCCTACCTACCAGCATTTCCCAAGAATACGGGAGAGTGTGCTACTTACAGTGGCTGCACCTATATGGACCTCTGCAAGGCGTGGGCCAATCCCCTTGGGAAGCCTCTCCCAGGAGGGTTCAAGGAAGAAAAGTGGAGCCCATTTGAGGTTCTGGAGCTGGCCAAGATCGGATTGGAGGGACCGAAAGATGAGTAAAACAACCCAAGCAGAAATAGACCGAAGCAAAGGAAATGGAGCACAACTAACCATGACCCTAAACAAGACGAAGAAGTATCAAGTCGCACCGTGGGCTGAGTTTGAGGTAATTGCCCATACACTTATGTTGCACAACAACTGGTCTGAGGCCAGCCTATCCTCAGCCCTGGGATACTCCAGCAACGCCATCAGCGCGTGGCGAGGTCGTAAGAAAGTCCCCGTCACAGCTTTGTTGGCGCTTAACTATCTGGCCCTCACCATAGATCGGGATGAGCAAGAGAGTTTGACTGGCTCAGAGGCGGTGGAACTCCTGACCTTGTTAGCCACCCACTACCTACCAGCATACACGAGCGATCAGCAAGGCCTGATTATGAAGTTGGCCAAGATGACCAAGCGCGACGGATAGTGGGATCATCAGTTGACAACTGGTGTTTAATGTGCAAAAATGAGCAATGTTGTGGGGGATCTACACTGGTCCCCCACACCTAAGAGCGAGAGGAACAGAACAAGTGCCTAACGCAAAAGACCTAGACCTATCTGACGTACCAACTCGCATCCTCATGGTAGGGCCAACTGGCAGCGGCAAGACAGCCCAAATCCACACTCTTCCAGGCAGGAAGTTCGCCTATATATTCGACCCCAACTCGTTGCAAACCCTCCGAGGACTAGACCTCGACTATGAGGAGTTCATGCCTGAAATGGTAGAGATGGACGCCACCTTAAAGGGTTTCAACAAGGGGGCGAGGGACGACACTCCTGCAACCAAAAGGGAGCCTGTGCTTTACAACAAGTGGGTAGAGCACCTCAACGAGTTTGAGGAGTCCGGTCGAATACAAGAATACGACTGGCTCATATTTGACAGCCTAACCTTCCTGGTCAAGGCGTGTATGGATCGACAACTTTTCATCAATAACAGATATGGGAAGATTGAAGATCTGTCTGACTATCGTGTAGTTGGGAATAAGATCAGCACAGTCTTTCGGACTGTCACATCTATTCCTATCAATATGTTTGCTACGGGGCACCTACAAGTCTTTCAAGACGACAAGACCAAGAAGGTGGAAACCCTTTTGCAACTCCCAGGCAGTTCCCGAAACCAACTTCCTCTTATGTTCACAGACCTCTGGCTGGCTCAAGCTGCATCGGAGGGGGATGAACTCAAGTTTGAGATGCAGACCATCCCTGAGAAGCGAGGTCTTCAGACAATTCGCTCCTCCCTTAATGTGAAGGCCAAGGAGGATGTCACCATCAAGAATTTCGCACGCGCCGGCGAATACGGAATAGGCGCAATCCTGAAACGGCAATCTTAAAAAGGAGCAAAAGATGCCATTCATCAATGCAGAAATGGGCGACGACTACGAAGACAAGGCAGTAGCAGAGGGAGAGTATCCCCTTCGGATTACCAAGGCCGAGGAGAAGGACTCAAAGGCCGGCAATCCTGGCATCAACGTCATTATTGCTATCGAAGGTGAGGACGGCGAAGGCTCGGCTCCTGTATTCCAGTGGCTGAACCTGCCCTACGACGGGTGTGAGTGGAACAGGCTTTACATGAGGGACCTAAAGCGGTTCTTCACCATGTTTGGCGTCCCTTACGAAGTGGACGGGTTCAACACGGATGACCTGCTGGGAGCTACCTGCGACGCTCTCCTAAAACAGGAGGACGACGATTTTGGCCTCCGCAACACTCTGGTGCTGCCGAAGGTTTCGGAGTAGTATTGGTATCGGGATTGCCTGGCCCCACCTAGGTAATTCCAGAGAGGGGGACTGCTAATCAACCTGCCCTACGCAGTCCCCCTCTTATTCCTCCCACAACTCGGAGATTTGTCATGGAGTTTTTGCGAAACAAAAAGACGAATATCATCGCATTGCTGATGGTCGTCGTCGGCGTTGTGCAAGGCCTCACAGGTGATGTGGCGGCCTGGCAGGGCGTCATGGACAACGCTGTTCTGATCCTCAACGGTCTGGGCCTTGGTGCCCTCAGGGCCGGCGTGGCAAAGATCAGTTCGTGATCTGGTTACACCTAATTCGGGTTGGGCTAGGGTTCGCAAAGGCCCTAGCCCAATTCGCCAGAGACCGGGCCATTCGTCAGAACACTAGGAAAGCAACCCTTGCTGAGTATGTACAGGAGAGTATGGATGAGGTACGCACCGCTAAGGAGGCTCGCGATAATCTGCATGATCCCAATATTAGGGGGATGCTTCGGAAAAGATTTACCCGTAAAGACAAGTAATTTCTGCGACATCTACTCCCCTGTTTACGTCCATGAGGACGATACAGAGAGGACTAAGAATCAAGTAGATGAAAACAACGCTTCTTATGTCGCCCTATGCGACGAGAAAAAGGAGGAGTGAAATGCCGCTATTGAAAGCCCTTTATGTATCAATCGCCCTGCAGTATGAAGAAGGTCAGGAGGTGGTGAAGTGGCCGATCCCGAAATGAAACGAATGAACTTTGAAGTCACACCTGAACTGGCGGAGCGTGCGGCACAGATGCCTTATGGCATAAAAAGTCATGTGCTGCGCATCCTCCTGGAGAGGGTGTTGGACAGTGTGGAGCAGAAAGGCACTCTTGTATACGGTGCCGTGCTGGATGGGAACTTCAGAATTGAGTTTGAAACATGAGCAATCCCCTCACCAAACTAAGAACCCACCTCACAGACATGTCCACCGAAGATCTGCTTCAACAGATCGCAGATATTCGAGGGGATAGGAAGATCACAAAAGCCCCTCCAAAGACGGTGAGGAAGAGGGCCAAGCGGAAGTCTAACGCCGTCAACCTCTTGGATAGTTTGAGCGCAGAAGAGCGGGCGGCAATGCTAGCGGAGTTCGGTGGATGAAAACTCGACAAGTCGAAATCAAGAAGATCAAGAAAACAGCGCGGTATCGGATTGACCTAGGGAATATAGAAGAGCTGGCTGCTAGCATACAGGAGAAGGGACAACTCGTCCCTCTTTTGCTGAGCGAAGACCTAACCCTCCTTGCCGGTGAGCGTAGGTTAACTGCAATGGAGTCCCTTAAGTGGGACAAGGTAACAGCCTTTGTCCTGGCAGCAGAGGGGGAGCTTGAGCAGAGGGAGATTGAACTCCTCGAGAATGTCATGCGCAAAGATATGAGATGGGACGAACGGGCTATGTTGGAAGCTCGTATATTCCAACTAAAGTCTGAGTCCGACCCACAGTGGTCTCAGCGTGACCAGGCTGGGTTGTTAGATGCATCGGCTGGGGCAGTTAACAGGCGGTTACAGTTGGCAGAGGCGATTGAGATAATCCCTGAATTGGCCGAAGCCAAAACTGAGGACGAGGCTTGGAAGAAGTACAAAAGGTTAGAAGAGGATGCCGTCAACGCTGTTTTGTTGGAGAAGGCGGAAAAAACCAGCAAAGGAATAGCTAAGTGGGCACGGGATCATTACATCCTCGGAGATAGTATAACCCAGATGAAGAAAATGAATCCCGATGTTTGCGATTTTGCCGAGGTCGATCCCCCATACGGGATTGATTTGGACAAAAGAAGGGAAGGCCGGACCAAGAGTCATAGCGAAATGACCCGGTATACAGAAATCCCCACTGAGGAATATCCCAAGTTCTTACACAACATAGCGACGGAGGTTTACCGTGTCCTGCGAAAAAACTCCTACTGTGTCTGGTGGTACGGGATGTCCTGGCATCAGCAGGTTTACGATACTCTTACTCGTGTTGGGTTCACAGTTAATTCAATCCCCGCAATCTGGACTAAGGGTCAAGCTGGACAGACTGCTGCTCCGGAAACTGCTTTGGGCTCTTCCTACGAGCCTTTCTTCGTCGCCAGAAAAGGCAAGCCGAAACTTATGAAAGAAGGGCGGTCCAACGTCTTTCAGTTTCAACCCGTCCCCCATCAGAAGAAAGATCACTCCACAGAAAAGCCAATCGAACTGATGTTAGAAATCCTCGAGACATTCAGTTGGCCAGGTTCTACAACAATCGTCCCTTTTCTTGGGTCCGGTGTGACCTTGAGGGCCGGCTACAGGATTAGGAGAAAGGGACTAGGTTTTGATCTAGATGAGATGATTAGGACCAGGTTCCTTGCCAACATCCAGAAGGATGTGGATGCCGGCACCCTTGTAAGTTAACAAAATCTTCCTAGAAAAAGGAGAGGAAGAATGCCCGTTCGTGATGATGTGTTACAGGAAGCCAATAAAATAGTATCTGCTGATCGAGAGGCTACTTACGGTCCCCCCAAGGAAAATTTCAAGGCAATCGGTGATCTTCAATATTCGTACTCCAATCTTGTAGAAGATAGAGCTCCCAGTGAGGAATGGCGCACAGCTATGAATATGGCTTTGCTAAAACTCGCTCGTATTGCAACTGGGCCTCAACACAAGCGAGATAACTATATAGACGCTTGTGGGTACCTAGCACTGGCTTGTGAGTTGGCCGAAGATGACTAGCCCCTTCCAAGAGGGCGACCCCGGCAGCAAAATCTGCATCATAGGGGAGGCTCCATCCCACACTGAAATGCGGATCGGCAAGCCTTTTGTCGGCCCGGCTGGGCATGTCCTCGACCAGTGTATGCACGCTGCAGGAATGATCCGGCGCGAATGCTACCTGACCAACGTCTTCGAAGAGCCTGTAACCAAGGATAAGTTGGGGGGTAAAATCTGGGACTCCGCCGGCGATCTGGTGTGGACAAACAAGGGTGGGTTCACTGCAGATGGAGAGAAGCACCTAGATAGCCTCCTTGTCAGGTTGGCAAGAAGCAAGGCGAATGTCTTTGTCCCCTTGGGAAATACTGCCCTAAGTGCCCTGACTCCCCACGCTCAGATAATGAAATGGCGAGGTTCTATCCTATCCAGTCCTGTGATTGGGAAGAAGGTGGTGGCGACAATCCACCCTGCTGCTAGCCTCCGAGGGCAGTACATCTGGCGCTATATTATCACAGCCGACTTGAGGAGGGTGATTGAGGAGAGGCACAGTCCCAATCTGAATCTGCCTGAAAGGACCTTGCGGATTGATCCAAGCTTTGATGAGGTCATATCCTATTTGAAGGAGTGCCTCGAGCAGGAAGATGTCGCACTGGACATTGAGATATACAGGCATCAAGTGTCCTGCCTAGGATTTGCCATCGCCCCAGATGACGCCATGTGCATCCCCTTGGTGGGAATGGACGGTAAAGCTAGGTGGAGCATAGATCAGGAGATGGAGATATGGCAGTTGACTGCTCAAATTTTGAACGATCCTTCTATACGGACCATCAATCAGAATTTGTCGTTCGACATCTCGGTCCTCTTACAACAGAACAGTATAATCACACAGGGGGAGCTGGGCGACACTATGGTTGCACAACATCTCCTCTATCCCGACTTCCCAAAGGGCTTGGACTTCATAGCTTCTATTCATACAAGGGAACCCTATTGGAAAGACGATGGTGGGAAGATGTGGAAGAAGATGGACGGTGACTACCACACCTTTTGGCGCTACAACGCTAAGGATGCCTGCGTAGCGATGGAGGCGTGGTATGCCCTTGAAGCGGAATTGCATGAGAGGGGGTATTGGCATTCTTATGAGGAAACAATCAAGTTGGTGGACCCCCTGGTCTACATGATGATCCGCGGGTTCGGGGTGAACTTGGAAGCCCTTGCTAAGACAAAGGCAGAGGTCGAGGCCAAGATCGCTGAGAAGGAGGCAGATCTGTTAGAGGTCGCAGAAAGGCCATTCAATCCCGCATCTCCCAAACAGTGCATGGAGTATTTCTATGTCACCAAAGGAATCAAGCCCTACGTCAACAGGAAAACAGGCAAGCCTACGACCGATGATAAAGCGATGGCACGAATTGTCCGACGATTCAACCTCCCAGAGGCGAGACTCGTACAAGAAATTCGTAGCCTCAAAAAACTACATGGTACTTACCTTAGTGCCGACGTGGATGGAGACCATCGGATGCGTTGCTCGTATAATATCAGGGGTACCACTACCGGCCGTCTATCTTCGAGTCAAACCATATTCGGAACTGGAATGAACATGCAAAACATACATCCTGAATTCAAGAGTTTCCTGGTGGCAGATGATGTCTAGCCTACATAGCATTATCCCTCCCCACGAACCTATTGGACTTGCACAAGACATGCGAGAGAAGGTAGAGCAGAACACCATCGTTGCTGGGTTCTATGTTCTCCTGACAGAAGATGATGAGCTGATCTATGACGGAGCAGCCTATCACAAAAAGGATCTATTATGGGCCTTACATAGAACGATCAAGGATTTGATAGATGGCTGATCAGGAAGACGAAACCTATGCCGCACTGAATAGGCTCGAAGAGCTGGTGACCTTACGCATTCTGGGTCAAGGAATGTGGACTCATAGTCAGGTCATCTCTTTGTTAAAGCAAAAGACTGAGCTAGTCATCAATGAGGTGACGGCAGTCCGAGCAGATGCTAAAGCCAAGCCTAATCGCAGGCACTCCAACTCAGGAGTCTCCCACAGGAGAACCCACTGCGTTCACGGGCATGAGTACACCCCTGAAAACTCCTTCACAAACAGGCAGGGAGGTAGGGAGTGTAATATATGTAGAAAGAAGAAGTCCGCTCGCACAACTGAGCAGCGCCGCCTCAAGAGAAATAAGGAGCAGGAGATATGGGGCAGAACCCTCACTTATTGATGGAGTTTGACAAGTCTGGGGCGGAGTGGGTCGTAGTGGCCTACGCCTCTGGTGATGGTCAAATGATAGATGTTGTAAAAGGAAACGAGAGTCCCCACTCCAAGACTGGGATGCTTATATCAGGGGCTCCTTTGGAACTCGTTGAGAAGGAGAATGATCTTGTCGGACACCACACAGATCCAATTGAAATTGAATCACTACGAAGCGCTAATCTTTCAGAACTTCTTAAAGGAGATTATTTCCTCCCTCGATCGATGTCTATTAGACAAGCCGGGAAAAAGTCCAATCATGGACTCAACTATGGTATGGGATATCGGAGATTTGCACTGGAAAATGAGATGGACGAACGAGACGCAAAACGAATTGTCGATCTCTATTTGCACAGCGCCTACCCAGGAATCCCCGTCTGGTGGGAAACTATCCGAGGGCAGCTGAGGGACAACAGAACCTTGACAAATTGCTTCGGAAGGAAAAGGGAGTTTAGAGATGCCTGGGGTGACGAACTGTTCAAAGAAGCCTATGCTTTTATTCCCCAATCAACAGTGGTTGACATGGTCAACTCAGGAATGGCCCAAGCCTTCGGCGACGACTCGAGTGCATTCCAAAGGGCTGATCTATTGGCTCAGGTCCACGACTCCATTGTGTATCAGTACGAATGCGAACACTTTCTCGATATGGCCCTTTTCTCCTCCCGACTCGCCTATGAGTATATGTCACCCACTATTCAGTATAGCGGACGAGAGTTCCAGATAGGAACCGATCTAAAGGTAGGTAAGAACTGGGGCGGGATGATCTCCGTCGATCTAACGGAAGACATCCACCAGATGCAACACAACCTAGAAGAAGCGTGGGACAAGCTGAATGCCTCAACGCAAGCTGGATAATTGGCTCAATGCTTATTTGGAATACACCGATAATTCGGAGTCGCCTCTGGCGTTTCATCTCTGGACTGCTATGGGGTGTATTGGCGCCGCCCTTCAAAGGAAAGTCTATATGCGATGGGGGCACACTGATATTTATCCCAATCAGTATGTCGTCCTCGTTGGACCTTCGGGTAGGGCACGGAAGGGTGAGGCTATCACCATCGGGAGGTCAATGGTCAAGACCCTCAACATCCCCATGCTTGGAGAGGACAACTCACCTGAAGCTATTATAAAGCAGATGGACGAATCAGCTGGAGCGTTTAAGGATGAAACCACAGGAAATATGCGAGAAATGTCTTCAATGGCCGGCTTCCTCGAGGAGTTGTCAGTATTTACGGGTGAGCAAAATAAGCGTTTCCTCGCTATGCTCACTAACTGGTACGATTCGCGAGACGATTGGCAAAGACGAACCAAGAATAAGGGCATTAACGAACTTGCTGGAATGTGCTTTAACCTTGTGGCCGCTACCGCACCAGATTGGCTGCCCCTTATCCTACCTCATGAAGCCATCGGAGGAGGCTTTACATCTAGATGCATCTTCATTGTCGAAACTCAAAAGCGGAAAATTATCTCTAATCCAAATCTTAAACCGCCCGACAAACGACTCAGAGATCAGTTGATCCACGACTTGGAAATTATACATACCTTGACGGGGGAATACAAGTTCACCTCCGAAACCCTGGAACGGTACGAAAACTGGTATGTGCAAGAGGAGAAGAAGATTGAGAAGGGAGAAGGGCCGGTGAATGATCCCGCTTTTGCTG